ATTTAAAAGAAGATTTGAAAATGAACTCAGAGAATTACTACAACTCAATAAATGATATGCCTTTAGCCAACTGGATGAAATGCGTAGGGGGTGACTTGACTGCATGCCGAATAAATGGCGTAGGGGACGATGAGAGCGATGACCAAGCATGGGATGAGGTATTCGATAGCTATCTATCTCAAATGGGCTTAGATAAGACCTATGCTAGACTTCTGGAGGTAATGAAAAAAAAGGCGGAGATTCAATGCGACTTAGTAACTACGGAGGATAAATTTAACCTAACTTTACTGGAAATTGAAGAACGAAAATTGATTGATATGACAAAGGTTTCTAAAAGTGGCTCTGGCTCTAACATTGAGCAATCTTTAGTTCATATTTCCAAGTGGGTTGGATCGTGGCTCAATCCAAAACAAATAAGCGTAAAGGAGTATTTTGTACTTCTGAACGAAATTGAAAAGTATAATAAATTAAATTCTTAACAGATGGCGAAGAAAATTAGCGCAAGGGATCTATTTACTTCCGAGGATATATTTAAAAATATACGCAAATCGGCTGAGGAGACAATTGTTTCTTTGGGTAAAATTAATGCAGAATTTAAGAAAACTGCTTCCACTTTGAAATCCACGATAGGTCAATCAAAATTTGACTCAACTAAAAATATAAAGGAATTTATTGCGATGTCTGAGAAGGCAAATAAACTGGCGCAAGAATCTGCAAAAGTGGAGGCGCTTCGACAAAAAGCAATCCAGCAATCTGCAAAGGCTACGCAAGAACTTGAAAAAGCGAATCAACAGAAGTCGAAAACTGAACAACAAAATTTACGCCTTACTCAACAACAATCGAAGGACGAGGAAGCAAAGGCACGAGCGATGGCTAAGACAACAAAAGCACTACAAGACCAAGCCTCAGCCTACAAAACTCTGGAAAGGGAAACGAGAGCGCTTAAAAATCAATCTAAGGAACTCGGAGCGCAGATGCTGGTGATGGAGAAGAATGGTCAAAAGGGTAGCGATAGATATAGGGCGCTGGCTCGCTCCTTTGGTGAAGTAACTCAAAAGGCAAGGGAGGGCGATGCTCAACTTAAAAAACTGGACAAGCAAGTCGGAGATAACTTCCGTAATGTAGGTAATTATCAGAGCGCTCTAAGTGGCTTAAATAGTGCATTCGGCGCACTAGGAATAGCATTTGGAACTTCACAAATAGCAAGTTTTGTTAAGGATGCCGTATTAAGTTTTGATAATGCAAATGCAACACTCGCCTCCGTACTTGGTACAACAACTGCAACAACTGGTAAACTTCAAGCAGTTCAAAGGAAATTAGGAGAATCAACTTCCTACACGGCTGGTGAAGTTGGTGACCTTCAAGTGGAACTCGCAAAACTAGGTTTCACCGAGCCACAAATTGTCAAGATGTCTGAGGGTGTATTGAAATTGGCTGGTGCTTCGAACGTATCTCTAGGACGATCCGCAGAAGTTGCTGGAGGGGTGCTTCGAATGTATCAACTGGACGCAAGTCAAATGACACATGTTACGGATGTTATGGCGAAATCATTCTCCACTACTGCGCTCGACATGGAGAAATTTGCTGAGGCGATTAAATATGTTGGACCCGTTGCGCAATCTGCTGGAGTAACTTTGGAGGAGACGGCTGGGATGCTCGGAGTACTCGCAAATCAAGGGGTAAAAGGTAGTCAAGCCGGAACATCATTAAGACGTATTTTGACTGATATGGCTCTAACTGGTAAGCCAGTAAAAGAGGCTCTGGCTCAAGTCGTAGAGGGAGGAATTAATTTAACTGATGCTTTCGATGAAGTGGGTAGAACTGCGCAGACTTCCTTATTGATCTTAGGTAATAACATGGAAAAAGTTAGTGAGTTATCCGAGACTTATGTTAACGCTGACGGCGCAGTAAGTGAAATGTACCGAACAATGAAGGACACAGTTGGAGGAGCGTTCGATAGGATGACTTCAGCTATGGAGGGGTATATTTTGGATGTCAACGATGCTAGTGGGGCATCAAGGAGTTTAAAGGAGACTTTTGACTTTCTAGCCGTTAACATGGTGCCAATTCTGAACACGATTGTATTGATTACAAAGGCTTTCGTTTACTACAAGGTTATCACGCTTTCGACCATCGCCGTTAACAAATTGATGGCTTCATCATTTGTGTCAACAATCCGAAGCGTAGGAGTTCTTAAAGGCGCTATGCAAGGACTCTCAGCGATGGCAACTAAAGTTGGTCAAGCAATTCAAAACAACATCGCTGGAATCGCAATTTTGTTGCTGGCTAACTTGTATTTTGAATACAAAAGGATCGCAGATATTGAGGCTATTGCTACCAATAATGCTGAGGAACTGGCGAACGCTACGGCAGAAGTTGCTAACAAAACTTCCATCGAGGCTGAGGAAATGACGAACTTATTTGATGCCTTAAAAAATACAAATAACGGCTCGGTTGAACGAACAAAATTAATTGACGAAATCAATGGTAGGTACGGAACTACTCTGAAAAATTTAGGTGATGAAAAGGCTTTCGTAGACCAAGTGACTACGGCTTATGGTCAATTAATGAAACAACTGGAGGCTAAGGCTGAAATGGAATTAGTACGAACTAAATACGAGGTTTCTGGTAGACAATTTGCTGAAGTTCAAATGGAGGCTGACAAGGCACTTGCTGACCTTCAATACTACCAAGATAATACCTCAACGGCTGGCTGGCTTCTGGACTCTTTACTCGACCACTTTGGAGCGACTTCCGAGAACGAATTAATTGAGATTTCCAATGCCATGCAACGACAAAAAACTACTGCAAAAGAACTCTACGAAAAATACAAAGCAGATTACTTAGCGATGCAAGTAAAAGTCGCACTGACCAAGCCAGTTACTCCTACGCCTAGTGGTAGTGGTAGTGGTAGTGGTGGCACTGGCACTGGCACTGGCACCACTAAGCCAAAAGAGGTGCAAGATTATGAACTTGAACTGGCTACATTTAATTCCTATGTTGAAAAAAGAATAGCGCTGGAGGAACAACTCAGAGCGTTAAAAGCAAAGGCTAATTTTGGAGTGAAGGAAAGTGGAATTGAGGCGCAAATCAACAACATCGTTCTGGCTACAAAACAACTGGCTCTGGCTGGTAAAGATGCCTTTCCAGATATGGTGGCTGGGGAAATGTTTGACGCAACTGAAAGAGCAATCATTGACTTATACGATTCACTCAAGGAGGAGCAAGTTGCACAAACTGATTTCGAAATCTCTGAGGTCAAGCGAAAATATGCCGAGGAAAAGGCTCTGGAGGAACAAAAATTAAAAGATGACTACGCTTCCAAAGTTGACAAATATACGAAGGATCGTGCTAAGATGGTCAAGGATATTGCCTCTGGTGATGAGGTCGCTGGTAGCCTTACCAAAATGGATGAAGCGAAGAAAAAACTCGATGCAGAATACGCACTCCAGCAACAAAAATTGGCAGACGATAATGTCAAGCGAGTGAAGGATGAAGAACTCGAAATTGCAGTGATCGTACAAAATGGTGCGGACGCCGAAGTTCAAATTGAAAAGGATAAGAACGAAAAAATAGACGACTACAATGAGAAGCGAAATGTAGCCTATGAGGAGGGTGTAAACGAGCGCCAAGCAATAGCCGATAAAGATGCAAAAGACGCCATCGACAAGGCTGAGGATGAACTTGAAAAAGCACAACAAAGGCGTAAGGACATGGACGCCGTAGTGGAGGCTTCTGCTGACTTTTTCATAGCGCAATCAAATAAGAAAATAGCGCAAATTGAGAAGGAACTTGAATTAGCAAATCAAGCCTATGCCTACTACCAAAAACTGGCTGAGGAGGGTAATATTAATGCGCAACAATCTCTAGCCGAGCAACAAAAAATAATCAATGAGGCGAACAAAAAGAAGGCGATGGAAGAGAAGAAGCAAGCGTACTTAGAACTCGCAAAAACTGCTTACTCAACTTATCAATCCAAAGTGGATGCCAAGTCAAAAAATCCTCTGGCAGACACGATAAAAGATATAACTCTACTGCAAGCCTTTATCAAGACGATTCCAGCATTCGAGGAAGGAACTGAGGACACTGGTACTTCTGGTAGGGGTGTTGATGGTCGAGGTGGCTTCCATGCTATCTTGCACCCTAACGAAAGAGTCGTACCGAAAAGTTTAAACGAACAAATAGGCGACCTTACCAATACGGAGTTAGCAAATATGGCTACCAACTATCGGGCTGGGAAAATTGGTCAATCAAATCAATCTGGCTCAGCGCTCGATTTGGCTATTCTGGTGAATGAAATTAAGGACTTAAAAACCATAATTAAAAACAAGCCGGAAACTAACATCGAATTAGGAGAGATAACGGCTTCAATTATGGAAGTGGTACAATCTACCACGAAGGGCAACGAAACGACATATAATCGCTTTAAAATACGAAAATGAGGCACTTTCTAAATGATATTGAAATTACTCCAAGGAATCGTACCGAGATTGGTATTCAATCCGACTTCACTGGGAATCCTCAAGTACTGAGTTTATCGACTGACTCTGTAATCTTACCGAGGGAGGCTTTCAACATGGTGATGGCGCATATTTCTACCTCATCAATTTTTGAGGGGATGCCGTACCGAGTGGAATTGTCATCTGGCGTAACAATCGAATATTATGTTGACTTTCTGGATGGCTTCAGCGTAAAGCAAAGCGAGGTAGAAGTTAAATTAAAAAGGCGTAAAGGCTTCGACGATTTCAAGGATAAAGCCGATGGAACTTCATGGGAGTTGATGCTCTCTAATGGGGTGGCTTTCAACAATGTGAATGTACCATATTTCTTGATTTCTCCTACTGCAGTCGAGCAAGCGATCCCAATGATTATTTGTGGCTACGTTATGACCAAGGAATTAATTGAGGCTGGCAAGGCAGTAGGCGATGCAATCGTAGAACTGGTACAAGCCTTGACGCCAAATTTAGGCTTTCCTTCAATTGACTGGGGTGATGTCTTAGCGCTGGTATTAAAAACACTTGCAAGGATCCTTATTTTTGCGCTTATTTTGGTGGCAGTTGTGGAGATGGCTACTCAGCTATTTTTTCTGTTATTTCCACCGAAAAGAAATCTCAAAGGAATCTACTTCAAGGAGTTATTAACAAAAGGATGTGCATATCTTGGTTACTCCTTTGAGTCAACAATTTTCGACAACGAGCCAAATTGGACTTGTTTGCCAGTTCCATTGATGAAGGCAAGGACTTCTATTTTCGATGTCCGACCGGAACTCTGGTTAACTCCCTTCAACAAAGGCGTTCCTAGTGCATCCGATACCACTCCAACTTTGGGGCAGTTCATCGATGCTATGGAGACGATGTTCAACGCTAAAATGAAGGTCGTTAATGGAGTCGTAAGATTGGAACGCTGGGACTACTGGTCAACTCTGGTTTCTACACAATTATCTCCAGCGCTGAATCTTCAAGGCGACCGAGATGAAGAGTACTCGTATAATACGGAAGATGTCTGGAAGCGTTACTACATAAAATATGCTCTGGACTACAACGATTTGCACACGCTGGATGGAATCATGTACGACAAGCACGATGTTGAATTAAGCACTGAGCCTCTGGGAGCCACCAACGCAGATTTGGTTAGCATCAAAGGACTCAGCCAAGTGGATATTCCATTCGCTATGGGTGCAAGGAAATCCAAATTAACATGGGTGGAAGAACTCGCCAAATTGACGATGGAATTAGTCGATGCTCTCACTGGAATATTCGGAGGAGGAACGAATTATGCTCAGCAAATTGGTGATCGAAAAGACTGCCTAAAAATAAGCCAGCAATACTTTTCTGTTACGAAGGCTCTTTATGGACCGAACGGAAAACAATCCCCACTATTTTTGGACATGGTTAGCGCCAAATCCCTCTGGGAGCGATACCACTCAATCAATGCCATCGATGTGAACGGCTGGATAATAAAACAAAATGCGAGAATACGAATTTCATCACAAGATTTCGTAACTTTACTGGAAAATAATTTTGCTGATATTGACGGCGTAACTTCCGAAATTTTGAGCATAAAATATATTGATGAAACGGCGTTCGCAGAGGTGACTTACCGAACGAAAAATAATTACGCAGTAGGGAGGGTAAACATAATTTACATAAATCAATAATTATGATGAACGCAGATACGATGAAGGTGGTTAGTGACTTGAAAAATAGCATGAATGCCATGATGGAATTACACTCCAAGGCTCTGGCACAAATTCCAGATTCCTACGCTACTCAAAAGGAAAAAATAATGAATGATCTCTCAGCTATTCCAAAGCACGTTGAGACGAAAGATTTCGCTAGTATTAACGCTCTACTCAGTAAATATGCCAATAACGATTCTAAGTAAGGAATACTCGGATGTATTCGGTAACTCGCTTCCTTTTTACCAAAGTAATGCTGGGGACAAAACACTCGTAAAATATAAGGTACTGGAGCAAATTCTAGTGGTGTCAAATCCTCAGAATGTACTCATGCTAAACTTCTTCGAGAACACTTGCACATGGGCAAATGGAAACTGGTTTAAAGAGGGTTTCAATGTTGGTGATGTAATTCAATTTCGGAAGTACGATTCACTCGGTAATTTAATCACTATCGATGGTGCAGTAGTGATCTCTATCACTGGTACAAATTACTCTGTTTTGAAGGTCGATGACATCGCTACTTCAGTGCAAATAAATATGGCTAATCAAGAGATTCTTGCCGTATGTCCAATGACTGATTATAGGGCTGAGGAAATCGTTGTAACGATGAATCATGTGGCATCTGGTACGGCTGGTAGCGAGTACTCTTTAATTGATGGTGAGGCAACAGTTTTCCGTTTCAATGTTAGGGATGTCGCTGGCTTTCCTTATCCAGTTGCTGGTACTTTTCTGCAAGGCGAGGCAGTGGGTAAACACTCTGGTCAATTCGAGGTCGAATGTAATATTTTATTCACTAATGAATCTCCTACTTCAGTGGGCTATCAAATTGGCTTAGGCTCTGTATATTATATTAACTTCACTATAATCAATTCTGGCATCTATAACGAAGGCTGGTTTAACTTTAATCAATGCTTAAAAATCCACGACCGATTTGAGTACGCTAGGCTTCTGGGACAACCTTTCAACCGGAATGTATTTTTTCTAACTGACGATGCTAATACTGGCTGGTTTGACGAGGCTTATAACATTGGAATAGTCGATTCAACTTTGGTGCAAGGAATCTCAGAACTGGCTTTCGATACTCCTACTTCAGCGCAAATTATTGTGGATGGTACTTTACCTTTCGGCGATGTCGCAATTGGGGGGTGTTATGTATCTGGCGATGAAGATTACTACAAGAATCAAATCCCATCGCAATCAATTTTTGGAATGTGTATTCCATCGACTCCTTTGTTCGTTTTTCCACAATCATCACCCATCAATCCAGATGGCGCTTGGTGGGACTTGCAAGTTGATTCCTACTCGCTGACTGGCACTACTTGGACTATCGATATAACCTTCATTCCAATGGGTAATTTCGATGCCTTTATGAACACTCGAGCGGAAGGCGATAGGACTTTCTACATGTGGGTGAAAATTGGCTCAGTCAATCTACTGGTATTCAATGGTCAGTTAGTGTCGAATCCACCAATTGGAGGTCTGATAAAAATGACTCAAAATATCTTTGTAGACCACTCTGAAAATTGGGATAATTCCATCGATTCGGCTGATGGCTACCAAGCCAATATTGAGGATGATCTCGCATTTATTGGTCACTTCCGACTGGAAGAGAATCAAGTCTACGAAAGTATGACGGCTCGCTTGGAGGCGCACAACACTGTATCTGGCGATACCTTCACTCTTACCTCTGTAAATTACAACTTCAATAGCGTGCCTCTAGTGGCTGGTAGATATGTTCTTAATCTTACTCAGCCAGTTTTGAGTATAATGCCATCTACGAGCGTAAAAAGGGACTCTGCATTTACTCTAGAGCCATCTTACGACATACCGATGGCATATGGGGTACGAATCTACTTTCCTTTCATCTACCGATGGGAATACTGGCTTCAACAACTGAATGCCGATAGCGACTTCTATCCTAATCAAAATCGTAACTGGTATCCGTATGGATCCACTGGCGATTGGAATCTACGACTCCACCTTGAATTAGTGAAGGATGGCGAGGCTTTCGTATTCGATGATGCGATAAGAATCAAGGACTACGATTCAGATCCTAATATCTTTCAAGAAATCGACCTTTATCGTGACTCCACTGGCGCTCTGGTTTCTGTGGTTATTGACTCTGAACTTCACCGAATAATTGCTACGCATACCAACTTGGACTTAGCGCCATGGGGTGCAAAAGTATGGGGTATGATTACAGTCGAGCCTACTGAAAGTTCACCACGCTGGCTGGTATCAACCACAGTGCCATTCGACAATAATTCAGCAAATCCTTTGACGCCAATATCTGGGCTTCTGATGGCGATAACAAATCCAGCGCCACATATTGCAGTGATGGAATGCTACTTCGACTCCAGCAAAGTGAATCTGGCAAACGGCGTAAAAATAACGACCAAAATTAAGGGATGTGGGGAAGGCGCTCTGGTAGGAAAACTGAAAACAGATAATACTTTGAAAATGAAAACTGACGGAACAATTAAACAAAAATCATACTAACATGGCAAATGAAAAAATCCACGATTATGTCGACCAAGTAGTGGGAGGCGAAATCAGAAATAACAACATTTTTATTGACACAGATACGGAGGTTACTGCTGGTAACTGGGTGTCAAAAAAACTTCTTTTAACGGATGCTCTTTCGGAGTTTAATACGCCGTTCGGAGACTTCTACGATACCACAAATCAGATTCAATCTGGGGCAAATCTGGTGAAGGCGATGCAACTAAATTCGTCTGTAATTGGAAATGGTATCTCAGTGGTATTAGATGGCTCATCGCTTCCAACCAAAATCAAGCCTACGAAACAAGGTTATTTTAACATTCAATTTTCGGCGCAAATTAGCCGTACCACTGGTGGCTCATCACAACAAGTTTCAATCTGGCTTCGTAAAAATGGAGTCGATGTTCCACAATCAAATACTCATCTAAATGTGGTGGCGAATAGCAATAAGTCAGTTGCTTCATGGAACTGGTTTCTATCATGTAATGCAAACGATGAAATACAAATAATGTGGAGCGTAACCGATGTAGCAATACAACTTTTGGCTGAGGTGGCAAATGTAGTTGTACCACATCCAGCGACTCCATCGCTAATAGTAACAATTTCTAAAGTCTAAGATTATGGGATGCGCATGCGTAACGATTACTCTCAGTTCAGTAAGTCAGCCAACTTCTACGACTATCCAAGTTAATGCTATTGGGACTTTTAACGGATCCAATTATTATTACTGGAATTACGAAGGGGAAGACTTCTACCTTTATCACAATCCAACTGGCTTAGGTCAGTGGGAGGTTTCTGTTGGGGGGCTTGGATTTCCAACTTATCCTTTGGCGACTTTTTGGAAAAATTCATTAGGTGGATGTCCACCTCTGGGAAGTATGCCAGTCTGGGCAGAAGGTGGATATTTTGATGAGTTTACTACAAGCGCATGCGCTGGTACTTATGGCGAATGTTGTATTCGATTAATCTGGTGTTTTTTGTTCTTGGGACAAGACGTATGCGTACTGATTGAGACAACAAAAGTTGGTGACGGCTCGTACACTTTTTCTTGGACAAATCCAAACAACCAACAAACTATCGACTACACAATGGACTTCACTGGAGGTCATTGGGAGATTAGAGATAATGAAGGTAATATATGGGCTTTAAATGGTGGCGACTTATTTTGTCCGATAGGCGATTGGCAAGTATTTAAAAAACCTATGGTATCAGTTCAATCACAAGAGATTGATTGTCCTTTGGATCCACGATGCTTCCATGAGGATAGAATCTTCAAGCAGTACGAAGTAGTTACGCTTCCAGACGATAATATCGAGGATGACAGAGGTAATCAAGATTGTTGTTGCGAGCAACTGGTACTCGGAAGTCAATCCTCCAATTCATGGGAGAATGACATCACTCCAGCGTGGATAAAGGTCGATGCTTCTGGCTCAGCCAATATTGTTCTTAAGAAGGAAGGCGAAGCTACTTTATATCCACTCAATGTACTTCCGATAGTTAGGGAATCCAATGCTTATTACGCAGAGGTAAATTGGGGCGATGTGCTGGCTTCTGATGGCGCTGGATGTTATACTATTGAAATCGAATACAACATCGCTGGAATCGTTGGTAGTGTCCTTTGGGGAAATTATAAATTGATGCCTTACTCAATCCAAAATGCTATGTACACGGCAAGGGTAAGAGCCGTATTTAATTCCTACTTCTACAAGGAAAACATCGACTTTACCGATACCAATATGCAAGGTACTTTACGATTCTCTGGGATGATTGGGAAGCGTCAACCGAATACCGAAATCGATAATATCATTTATGGTAATCGGGAAATGAAATCTGTTTTCAGAGAAAATTTGAATACCTATGAAATCTCAACGGATCCTCTGGATGAATGTATCATCAAGCCTCTGGTAGAATTGTACTTACTGCATGAAAATAATCTGTTTATCAGCGACTATAATTATCACAATCATTCGTACCTTTACAACGATCTTCCAGTGATTCTAGAGGAAAGTGCAGACATCACTTACTTCGACTGGAGCCGGAAGGCAAGTCTAGTGGCGAAAGTGGGGGACAAAGTGAAAAATAATATTAACAATTTTAAATAAACGACAATGGTAGTAAACTTTTATCTATTTCAATTAAATGGAAATTACATTCAAATTTCTTGTTATAATGAAGACGCAGATTCTGGCGACCGAACTTTATTACGAATGGTGTTTATCCCTCTTACCTCCAGAATAATTACTGATGTAACTGAGGTAGAAGGTAAATTAATGGTTAACAACTTGATGCTTCTACTTGAAAATTCGGCTTTAATCTCAATCAACAGATTCTCTGAGGAAATCCTAAGGGACGGGACTCTGGTTTCTGATATGGAGCCTCAAAAAACTGGTCAAGGTATGGCAAGGTTTGAATGGGAAAAAGAGCCAGTTGAGTTCGATGTAGTAATTAACCGAATGGCGCTGGTTACTGGAGTAACGATGGTAGGGTCAAGACCTCAGCCAACTGATCCATCTGATCCATTTGATCCACGTATAAAAGCCTAAGATATGAAGTGGAACGGAGATTATAGCGACTTAATGGCAGTGGGGATTGGAGTGGCTGGAGCGCTCCTAAAGGGCATAAAATCAAAGTTGAATAAGATGACAGTTTTGATTGGTTGTATTGTGGCTGGTATTCTTACCTACTCAGCCACTGGTATCATCGAAATGTATTATTCATCGCTATCGCCAAAGATAATTATTCTGGTTTCCTTTTCAGTGGGGTGGCTCACTAATGAGATTACTCAAAAGATGGACGACTTTATTGGGGATGTGTATGCAATGGTTATCGCTTACATAAAAACATTTTTCACTAAAAAACCTTAGTATGAAATCAATAGTTTTTTCAATTCTTTTCATGGCTTCTGGCTATTGCTGGGGGGCTGATTACAACATTCTGGCAGACACAATAATCGATACTAGTTATGTTCATAGCGTCAAGCAAATCGACGAGCATCTGGTTATTCAAGATTCAGTATTCATCGAGCGGACAATTGAAAGGGTGCAAAAGGAGGTGAAGAATTATGAATCTGGCGATCCAATTCATAAGATTGTTGCAGTTTCTGTGATCGCTCTGGTATTATTATCTTTCATTAATCACTACTTTAAACGCAAGAAAAATGGTTAAAAATTATACGGATGCTCAGTTACTGAATAAAGTAAAGAGCCTAAAATCATTCAAATCTCTTCCAACTGGTTACTGGATTCTGGGGGTGCAATCTGAAAATGATGCCTTCAATGTATTCGATGATAAGTTTTATTTGTTCAATAATGACAAGTTTATCCTCGTTACTTCCGGAACAACTAACGCTGGAGTTAATGGTTTAATGAAGTACGATTCGTATAATAAAGATGGCGTAGCAGTGATAAAAACAAACGAATGGTATTACGATGTTTGGAAATATGGACTCCATCGAGGGAAGATGCGAGCGCTTCGACAAGTACGACCATTCTTGATTTCTCGGGATGGCGACAAAGATAAATTGGTCGAAGAGGGGATTTCTCATCCAGTTTTATGTGGTATTAACTTCCATGCAAATACCTATAATTTGGCAAATAAGGAGATAAAAGAGATCATCGGTGGCTGGTCGCTGGGGTGTCAAGTTGTAAATAATACTCCAAAATATGTACAAATTATCGACTTAGTTCAGCCTCAAAAAGTGGTTTCATACTGCTTATTGAAAGAATTTTAAGCGATAAAAAAAGCCTCAAAACACAATTTACTGGACACACGAATTACACAATTTAAGCCGTTTTAACGGACTTTACCTACATTATGGTACTGGGTGTTCTAAAAGTCGAGAAGTGCATTCTCGAGGCAGAGTAAGGGTTTCCAAGGGGACAATTTTCAATATAACTCATTTGGGCTGATTTCCACAAATAAAAATTATTTTCATTTTTTTTTTCGAGGCAGAGTAAGGGCTACCAAAGTATTTTCAATTTATTTTCAAAATAGTTCAGTTTATATTAAATTAAATTTAATACATTTGTGATGTCCAAAGGGGCAATCAGTTCTTTGAAATCTCGCAACAATCTCAATCCAACTTTCTTTGATAGGTAAGATACGAAAACGGCTTCGGCTCACAGTAGTTAAAAAAGTGGTTATCAAAACTGGGGGTACAAAAAATTGTCTGCGACTAAAAAAAGAAAAAGCCGTTAATTTTTTCCATGCGTATTTAATACGAGCCGAAAATTTTAAAAAAGGGTGGCTAACCAAAAAAATTGTCTTAGGGCGATGTCAGAAACGGCATCGCCTTTTGGCGTTATAAAAATGTCGAACTATTTAAAAATCCTTAAAAGCAAAATCATGAAAAAAGAAATCAGAATCCAGAAAACAAAAAGTCAGTTAGAAATCGCAACTGCAAAATTTGGTCATCGCTCTGCAAAGACGATCTCACTTAGAATTAAATTACATAATCTCTTAAACCTTTAATACCATGAACAAATTAGACGAAGCAAAAGAACGCCAAAGATGTCAAGACTGGAATCGCAAAGTTCATCCAGATGACCGAATGACTTTTAATGAGTGGCTCAGCGAAATGGGTTACCAAATTGAAGATGATGAAAATGAAATTTATGAAAACTATTAAAAACTAGAAAAGATGACTAAAGCAAAATTAATTAATGAATTGAAAATGATCGAGGCAAGAGCGTGGAAGCAAGTTAAAGCCCACGAAGCATATTGCATCGAAAGTAACGGACCAGAAGTTGATCCAAAGGACTGGAAAGAATTTCAAATATCCATGATGAATCGCTACTCAGTAGAGTGGGTGGTAGTAAAAAATACTTTAGAGGCAGTGGGCATTAAGCCTTTCGACTGGACAGAAGTTGAATTATTAAAACAAGCAAATAAATTATAACTATGAAGCATTTAACTCAACCGATTGATTTCTGCAAGGTGCAAGATTTCGTCACTAAATTTGAAAATGAATATCCACACCTCTACCTCCTCATCGGCATAGATGAGGTGGCTGGGTGGCTTTCCCAAACTCACTGGAGTATGTACTCGGACAATCTGGCAAAAGGTATTATTACCAGAGAAGTTTACGATAGATTTATGCTGGGGATGTTTGCTGACTACGTTATGGCTCAGCAACTTTGTGAAGTATCTTGTTAATAATTTAAAAAAAAGCAAAATGAAAATTCTTAAAGAAATTGAAATCGAAAAAAGTCCTAACAAATCTCAGCACGACTACGTTGCTGAGTTTATCTGGGACGCCTCTGAAGGACAAACGACATGGTACAAGTGCAATCTGTTTACCTATGTTCATTCAGAGTATTGTGAGGTCGCTGAGGGTGGCTATGTAGTTGACTCTGGTTACAACGATGAAATCGTAATCAGCCGTATTGACAACATTACTTTCTATCGCCTCATTGGTGACGATGAAATTGAACAAACTGGATCCTTCAATCCTACTCCAGAAATGCTAGCGATCTGGGTTTCTGAACTCACTGAAGCAGTAAATACTTATTACGAACGATTTATAAATAACAACTAAAAAAAAGCAAAATGAAAAATGTAACTTTACAACAAGCGATTGAACAACTGACTTCAATCCAACAAAATCCGAGCCTAATGAGTGGCTCGCTTTACTCCGTACAAGATGTTCTAAACATCCTAAACTCCATCGCCGTTCCTAACTCGCTGAGCAAAACTTGGAAGCAAGATTTAGGCGAGGCAATCAAGGAAACTATCGAAGAAAATTTTGACCAAATGGTTGATTTCGATGACATAGAATTTCAATTGGACCGGAACGAAATTAGCGCTCAATCAGTAGGCTACGATGGTAGAGAGATTCGCAACTGCATCAACCACTGGGTAGATGTTTATGCTGAGGACTTACTTCTGGCTCAGCCAGAGGAGGCTTCTGAGGAGCAATACCAATGCGAAACTTGTGACAAATCCCAAACGGAAGAAGAACACAACTTCAGCGATATTTGTGGTGAATGTCGTGAATCAATTGATTGTTAATTATTACTTAAAAAAAAGCGAAAATGAAAATTAAATTCAACACTGAGTGTCCATTCTGGGAGCAGATGAACGACTCCGAACGCATGACCAATATCAACGGCGTTCCTACTCCAATTGCTTACTATAATCTGATCCTTTCGATTCGTGATGTAAGCCTTTATTCGAAGGGCATCAAGCCTCACCGATTCTGGAAGATTACCGATGTAAAAAAGTACTTTGGAATCAGTGGCGATGCTTCCACCTTGAAAACAAAATTAGAATTAATTAGAGATTATTTAACGCAAAAAAATTAAGACATGAAAAATCACGAATATTTAGTACGAGCATCATCCATTGGGGACTTGATGACTGGAGGTAGAACAAAAGGCGCTGAGTGGGGGGACACCTCACTCGGCATTATCCGCAAAGCAGTTCTTTCCAACAAATACGGAATCGAAGAGTATGTAACTTCTAAGCACATGGAGAAGGGTATTTTAAACGAGGCTGAGGGACTTGAAATGTACCGCACAGTTGTTGGTGGCTCTTTTCCAATTGACGACATCAAACAACGGCTAATGAATAACTATTGCTCTGGCGAGCCAGACTTGATCCACGACGGAATCGTAGTCGATGTAAAAAATAGCTGGTCAGCAAATACCTTTCCTTTCTGGGACACCGAAATCAAAAACAAGGCTTACATCTATCAACTCCAAGCGTACCTCTGGCTTTCTGGATTGGAATCCGCAAAACTGGTTTACACGCTCACGACTACTCCAGAGCATATTCGCCAACAAGAAATTCAGCGCCTCTGGTTTAGGTTAATGGACAAGCCAGAGAATGCCATCAAGGAACAATTCGAGGTGGAGGAGATGGCTTCTGAAATCATTAACAAGGAAATGGTATTCGACCACATTCCAGTGGCTAACAGAGTCAAGATATTTGAGGTGGCTCGTGACGAGGAAATGATCGAGGCAATTCAAAAGCGAATAGAACTAGCTAGGGACAAATATGACGAACTTTACAATCAAATCTAAATAATCTATCATGGCAAGAAAGAAAACAACGGAGACGGAAGCAGAGATGCTTCCACTTCCACTTCAACTTAACATCGTTCAATACATTCGCTTCTGGAGTGGGAACGCAATTGCAGAGTCCAAGGGTGGCTCTTTTAATACTGACCTTTACATTCGTTATTTAACAATCAAATCTAAGTTATGAGAAGCTATCCAATATGGAACAAAGTAACTGCATGTATTTACGGCAGTAGCAAATCCTTTGGCGCAAAGGACGATTCTGGTATAGAAATACTGGTAGGAAACGGCGCTAACAATTCGCATTTATTTGTGGAAATCAACACCAAAAAAATCGTACTTGACGATGTGGTGATCTTCAAATTTTATGTCGATGGCATCAAGGTCAAGGAGGCAGTTTTTAAAAATGAAAAAGGTCGTGCAGTGGGGGAGCCAAAGATGGAATTTTTTAATAATTTTATGATCCCAAAAAATGTATAAATTAACTTATCATCTAGGGGGGGTAGAGGCGGAATCCTACTACCTCCCAAACTACGCTCTATGTCGCTGGAAAGAACGGCAACTAAGGGCTTCTGGCTTCTATAACTCTGGTCACTTTACCATCAAGCAAACATGAAAATGAAGCGTATTGTAATCGAGGCTGAGTTCATGGAATTTAAGACTCTATCTGGCATGCTGGCAGAGATCGTTGAACTGGCTCGCACTGGTCAACAATTCAATGCCGATGGCACGGCGTATAAAACTTACATCAAACAAAGGTATCAATACCACCTCGACTTCGTTGAGAAGGCGCACTGGGTTGAGAAGGAAATTGATGGCGTTACTCACATAATAATAAAAAGCAAAGTATGAGCGGATATGTAAAAATAAATAGGTCGGTATTAGAACACTGGATCTTCAAAGATGCATGGAAATTTCGATGCTGGATTGACTTGATTTCTCTGGCGAATTATTCCGAGCAAAAGATTGAAATCGGAGGCATGTTATTCACTTGCAAAAGAGGTGAGTCACTGCGCTCTTTAGAGACTCTGGCTCAGCGCTGGGGATGTGACAAAAGTAAGGCGAGGAGGTTTCTGAAGTTGCTTGAAAAAGATAACATGATTGTAATCAAAAACGAAACGAAAACGACACGGATAACTATCTGTAAATATGATGATTATCAGTCCGATGAAAACGGAAACGAAACGCAGACGAAACGCAAACGAAACGCTGACGAAACGCAGACGAACCCAAACAATAAAGATAAGAAAGATAATAAGGAAAAGAAGGTAGCCTTTCAACTTCTGGTCGCTCCATTCGTGGAGAAATTTGGGAGGGACTTATGCAACGACTTCTACCTCTACTGGACCGAGACTACCAAGGACAACAAATTACGCTGGGAGAAGGAAACTGCATTCGATGTATCTCGGAGGCTGGCTAACTGGAAAAAAAATGATATAAAATTTGCCTCCAGCGATGCTCAATCTGGTGATGATCTTATGAATAATGTAATGGCTAAAATCAAGAAATCATGATCCTCAAAAAAGGAACTGCGATGCAGTATTTACTGGACTACAAATCTGGTAAAATCAAGAACGGCTTAGGCATCGGTACTGAACTCGATGACTACATCCGATTCAAGCCTAGTCAACTGGTAATAATTCTGGGGCATGACAATGTCGGTAAGTCCTATTTCATCAACTGGTACTTTCTAGTTTTGGCTCTCAAGCACGACATGAAATTCATCATTTGGAGTGGCGAAAATAATCATGGACAAATCCTTAGGGACATGGTACAAATGTACGCTGGCATTCCTTTCAAGCAACTGACCGAAACGGAAATTCAATCTTACTCAATGTTCATCGAGCAATTTTTTGATTTCGTAGACAATTCAAAACTCTACAAGCCAAAGGAACTAATCAAATTATTTACCGACTCGGATGCTTCTGCTGGCTTGATAGATCCGTATACGGCTCTGGACAGAGAAATGACTCATGAAGGCAACTACAAATTCCTAAACGAAGCGAGGCAATTCGCAAATCAATCTGGCATGACGATATACATCAACACTCATCCCAATTCGGAATCTGGTAGGCAAGGAAATCTCTACACCGATGGTGACTGGAAGGGGCATTTACGACCACCACTCAAGGCATCAATCGAAGGGGGCAAGCCGTTCCTAAACCGATGCGATGACATGATGGTGATCCACCGATTAGTCAAGCACGAAACGATGAAGTATTACACGATGGTTGATATTGAAAAGGTGAAGGATGTGGAAACTGGAGGAAGGAATACTGGACTCAATGATCCAGTACTTTGCGAGTTTAATTCTGGACTGGGATTCAAGATAGCTGGCTTCGATGCTCTGGCTGAATTTCGACCACGAAGGATCTCCAATATTCCAGTTCAAAAGGTTATTGAATTGAGGGATTTCACCGAGCCGAATAGTACTAACGATTGTCCCTTTTAGCTATGGATGTAGAACTTTATTTGATTGGTAGAAAGGCAGTGTTAAACCTTGTCTACTGGAAGGTCAAAAACTCCCGAGAGGAGATAGAAAAAACACATTCACATAAGGTCGATTTAATTGCTTCAATGAAGCGCACTGAGGTTGATTTACTGGAGTCGCTTGAATGCTTCTACTGGCTGGAAAAGTCATGGCGTTCAGACTCCAGACGCAACTACCAATTGGAACGGCTCAATGCTGAACTTCTGGTTGAAATCGCTGAATTGAAAAAAACAAACGCCGAACTAATAAATAGGGTAAATTTGTAGAATGAAGAAA